TTAAATTATCTTCTATTTGCTTGTTTCTAAACTCTCTTCTTGGATTTGTAAAACTTTCAGATACTTTTGCTCTTGTATTATTTGGAAATAAATTTTTAATTTGTTTTGCATTTAATAATCCAGCAAAACCAGTTGATATGCTTAAGTTCGGGCCAAAGGATGCCTTAGAAGCTTCAGTTCTAGTCATACCAGGCTTAGTTCCAAAATTACCTCTATTGTCATCTAAAAATGTACTTGGCACTTCATCAATAGCGTTTATTGCAGCTAATCTTCCTATTGCACCCATTACTGTTTTTGCATTTCTTGGATTTAATAATTGCATTAAACGTCCTGTTGCTGGAATACCCGCAGCTACAAGATTGCCAGCACCCATAGTTGCTAGGCCTAAATATATATTCAGCATTAAAGCAGAACGCATATCGTCACCATTTTTTTCTGCAATACTCATTTCAGACGGTGCTTTTTCACCTATGACCTTATAACCTTCTTCAACAAACGCATCAAAGCCTCTACCTATTTCATGATCTGTATAATCACCTTTTCTTAAATCTGTAATTGCCCTTCCAGCGTCACCTATTGCCCTAACAGTTCCTAAAGAAGCTGTATTGTCTAAATGTCTAGGTAATAATAATTCATAGCCTAAATGAATATAAGAACCTAATAATTTGCCTATATCACCACCAGTAACATCACCCTCTTTAACCTTGCCGACAAAATCGCTGGTTGCACCAACAGCGGCCATTCCCTTCCCTTCCGTTACATCCCACCAGGCATAATCCAATTTTGTTCCTGGTGCTTGTTTTTTCTCTTCTTCTACTTCTGCAACAAGAGTTTCTTCTTCTTCAACAGGTTTAGTAATTAGCTCGTTAGTCTCTAAATTTTGTTCTATTGGCATAGTTTTAACCTCTGTAATTAAGACGTTTAGGTGCTGTTCCGCTTAATGCGTAAACAATGTAATTAGTAGCGTCAGATAATTGACCTGTACCTGGAGACATACCTTTAATTGAACTTTTTAGTCCTGAATGTGCATTGCCTTTTTGTAAAAGAAATTTACGTTGTTCTTCTGAAGGATAAAACTCCTCTTCTTTATAATGCTCTAAAGTATCTATAAGCAATTCAAATGGTGATACATTGTATTGATTTGCAAGCCATTTCATAGGCATTGGCATATTCATTGGATCTTCTAAAACTATTTTTAAAACTTTTTGTGCATCATTTGCAGAAATAATTGGAAACTGTTTGTAATCTTGCTTTTCAATTCTTGTTAAAGGTACTGATTGTAAAGTAGATAATCTGTAAGTAGGTGGAGCATCTATTAATTTTTTATCTTTTTTTTGTTTTATTGCATTAGAAAAAATACCGTCTAAAGATTCTTTATTTTCATTAAATTCTGTAATTGTCTTGTTTATAATTTTGCCTTGCTCTGCTGCACTTAATTCTCCTTTTTCGTTTATTTCAGCGGCGATGTTTTCATATATTTGATCTGCTAATTGATTTTTATAATTTATTGACGATTCTTGCTGATTAGATTTTAAATTTCCAATATATTCCTGAACGTCCATTTTGCTAATATCCTTACCTCTCATAACAGCAGTAGCTACATCTGGATAATATTTTTCAACCATAAGAGCTGTAGCTTCTTTTATTTTGTTGTTTATCATTGTTGTTTCGTATGCACCACTAGCTTCAGATCTTTTTTGTCTTGTCATGGTTGCAAATTCTTGCCATTTCTTTGTTTTATATGCTGCAAGCTCTGGAGGAATACCAGCCAATGCTTCTGTAAGTTCTTTTCTAACAGCAGTTTCGTCATACATAGCTCCATGCCTGCTTTGATTTAATGCAAATATTTCTTCTACAGGTGCAGTATTAAATGTAGTTTTTGCGGCAGTTTCATCTAACTGATCTATTTCCTGGAACAATTTTATTTTCTTAGCATATTGCAAGCTATCATCTGCTAATAATTCAGCTACAGCAGCGTTATATTCTGCACTACCTTTTTCTAATGGAACAATAGTTTCGGCCCATCTAAGAACAAAATCTTTTTCTGCCGCCTCTTCTTTTCTTTTATTTATTTGATGTGCAGCATTACCAATTTTATTAGATTCAATAAGAAAATCTGCACCAAACATTTCACCAGCAGTAGTTATTTTTGTGACATTACCTTCGTCATCTGTAACCATGTGTACTGGCACACTTTCTAACATTCCTAGATAACTAGCAGCTCTTTGGGAATGTTTATTGTTTGGATCTATAGCTTCTACTTCAAGCTGTGCTCTTAATGCCAATAAAACATCCTTTTTAAATTCTGTTGGCTCTAAAGGTAAACCTAATTTTTTTACCTGGTCATTAAGAATAGTTCCTAAACTTGCTACTAAATCATTTTCTGTTAATTCTTCTTTTTTCCAGTTTGTTAATGCCTGGTATAGCTGTGCCTTAGTTAATGTTTTTTGTAATTCTTTTTGAAATTTTGTATATGCTTTTAAATGCTTACTGTTAAAGCCTTGCCATGATTTGTTTATAGAAGGAATTGTGTAATCAATAAAACTTGCACTTGTTTCATCTACTCCCCAATCCTGAGCTAATTGCGTAACGGCTTCTGCTTTTATTTGATCTAATCTTGGATTCAAAGGATCTAAAGATACTATCTCTGCCGCATATTTGTTGTAGGCCCTATCCATATATATACCAGCTTCACCAGCAGCTAATTTACTAAGTTGATCTTCTCTTGCCTTTTGCCTCCAGGGATTAACTTCATCCATCATCATGCCTGCAATGGCATCTTCCCTGGACACTTGCTTATTAGTTGCAGCGTAATTTTCTGCACTATTAATAGCCTGTCTATTCGCAAGGGCTAAAGATTTTATTACATCGTTTCTACCTTTCTGCTCTTCAATGCTTTTAACAACTGGCCCTAGCTGACTAACAGCCTGGCTTGTTTGCTTTAAAGCATCAGATAATTGTTTAAAGCTGTTGTAGCCTTGAACATTCATCTCGTTAGATCGTTGAATAATATTGACACCTTTTGGAGTCGGCATTTCTACTAACTTAGGTGGTGCAGCGGGCTGTTCTGACCTATAAGACAAAAATCTATTTACTGGCTTGGCAGTAGGATTTAATTGATTTTTTGGGAGTTCTTGTACCATTATCTCAATGCTCCATAAGTAGATAACCCAGCAGATAAACCACCAGCAACAGAACCAAGTAATGCTGCCCCTGCACTTGGCCCGCTGCCAACCATTGATGGCCCTGCTGGGCCAATTAAAGTAGGCAATGGAGCAAATGGTGGAATAGGATCAAGATACTCTTGCTGTTGATAAAACTGCTGACTATTGTATTGATTTAGAAATTGAGATACAGCACCAGCTTGCTGCCTGTTGTATTGACCTTCTTTAAATCCATCATTGATACGTTTTAACGTTGTAAAATCTCCTACCTGTCTTGCGTAATCATTCATCAACCTATCTACAGATGGCCCTTCAGTAGCACCCGCTGCAATAGTACTTCTAGCTTTTAATGCTTGCACATTGTATTGATATAAAGCTACGGCATCAGACATTGCTTCCTGTTGAAACCCTTGAGCAAATGCTTCGCTTGCACTTATGTAATCTGCACCAGCAGATGCCCTTGCTCTTGCAACTTCTTCTGCACTAACTATTGCTTTGCTTAATTCATAATTTCTAAGAGAATTTGTATATGCAAGACTTTGACCATAATTTATTTTTTCTCCCCAAAACCTATATTGATTATTTAAATCTGTTTGAGATGCTTGCTGTCTGGCAGACCAGGTGGCAAATTCATCAGATGCTTTTTTATAAGCTAATTTATTAACATAATCTTGTCTTTGTGCCTGATAGTTTGCTATTCCGCTTAAAAAATTAAGACCGCCAGAAACAATACCAAAACCTACTGCTGGTGCAATCATTAATTAATCCTCCAAAATTGACAAAATAAATCTCTTGAATGGCCGTAAGGTCTTGGGTCTTCTACCGTAAAACCAAGATGTTTTAACCATTTTATTGACGATTTATTTTTATGATACACCCAATTACCTATAGGTTTTCCTGTTTTATCTAAACAATATTCAACCCATTTACGCCCATCAATACATAATTTTTTCCTATGATTTTTTGTAGCAGTCAATCCGTCCGTACCTAGCAGCCAAATAGATTGATTAGTGACACCAGTTAAGCCAACTGGATCTCCATTGTCTCCTTCTATGGCTCTGCAAATATCAGAATTTTTAGCACTTTCCATAACAGCAGTTAAAGGATCTAGGTCATGACTTAGACGTACTTCTAGTTCATCGGCCTCTCTCATTGCTAAACCAATTTCCTGTATAACTTTTTCGTTAGGCTCTATCCATTTCATCGCAATGACCTCGCTTTACCTGTAATTAAGGCAGTCCATTCACAAGTAGAAAACTTACATGGATGCGGTGTGTCATTTTTTATTTCAACTACACATCTTTCTCCCCTGGACATTATGGGTATAGTAAATACACCTTCTTTAAACCTGTTGTCATCAGGGTTGTATCCGTTAGGTAATGCAGAACCTATTAAAGATATACGGCTACCTAATACTGTTCCGTCAAATTTATAAACAGATGTATCTCTTCTTTCTGCTGTAACTTCAATATCAAAATATGCAGTTTCATGGTATCTAAGTTTTGCATGTCTTACCTGTGTTCTTTCTACGTTTGCAGCAGCTTTACCTCCTCCAATTTCTTTATATAATTTAAATTTTGTAAACCTGTACCTAAATTCATATTGCTCACCAAAGAATATTGGAGCACCAGCCCAATTCCCAGAAGCAGTTATTGAAGTACCAGAAGTTATTGTTGACAGTAAAACACCGCCATTAAAAGTAGTATGAAATCCTGACCATGCCTGAGTAGTGGCAGCAGCAGCAAAAGGTAAAGTCCAGGTAGTTGTGTTTGCAGTAGGGTTATAAGTTCCAGAAGCCACTCTCATAGACGCTGGAGTGTCAGTAGTTGTAGATACTCTACGATCTAATAACAATGGATATGGGCTGCCAGAAGGGGGTTCTGGACTACGATCTTGTACTGGTATCTTTTCTAAAAATACTTTTGTGCCATATCTCATTAAACAAAACAAAGTTTCTCTAATACATAAAACTTGTAATATTTCATCTGCTCCAGCAAAAGTCCAATGACTCCAGCTTGACTGTGCTCTTTCTACTCCACCGCTACCACTTCTAAGAAAATATTTATAAACATAAATTCTATCGGTAAAACCTGTTTTATGACTTAATGCAAATAAAGCATTACTTGTGTCATTAACAGTAATTTTAAATACGCTGCTCGGTACATAAGCGGAAACATATCCTGTTAAATCTTGTGCATCAGCAGTCAAGGCAGTACCAGCACCACGAACACTAAACTCTCTAAATTGTGAAAAGTCACCGTTTGCCTGGCAAAATATAATACCTCCACCAGCCAGTTGTGGCCTAACATTTGTATCTATTTCAAATTGCGTTAAAACTGTTATTTGTGCTGTTGCTGGAGTTAATATTGTTTCCGCTGCATTAAATCTAAATTGATATTGAGAACTGAATAAAATTAATTCATCCTGGTAAGGTATTGCATATTTTAAAATACTTACCCTATTGTTACTGGCTACAACATCTATAGGGTCGCTATCTAAAACAGTAGTAACTGTTTCTGGAAAGAAACTAAATAATGATCTAACCCTAGAAAGTATTACATTTTCATCTGCAAGAAACCCTAGTCTGTTTTTATAGATAAATATGTCATTAATTGGATTTCCAATAAAACTTGGATCTGGAGCTGTATTTGTATCTCCCGCGATACGCTCTCCCCAGCTTGGAATTTTTACTTCCCAGGCAACACCGTTTATAGTTCCTGATTGAGTAGATCCATTTGCAGGGCCAAAGAAAAATGTACCGTCTGGTAATGCCACTAATAAATGAGGCATAGTATCTTTGTTTATCTTGTATTTATCGCCAGGTTTTACCGTTTCACTCCATGTACCTTCACCAAATGTTCCACTTTTAGGTGCAAAAGATACATGAAAATCATCAAAACTATTTGTTGGATCGCCTTCTATAGTTACCTGGTAATTTTCTGGAGCTATAGTTGGTAATTCTGTAAAAGCTTGAACTTTGTCAAATATTGCAGTTATATCAGCGTTTGACCTAGCATCAGATACAGATATTGTTATCGCATTATTAGATGTGACATGTATAACAGCACCACTCCTGGAAAAACTTACACCTGATAATGACGAAAATCCATTAATAATGTTAGTGGCAATATCTTCAGAGCTAATTCTATTTTCTGTAACCGTACTACCACTTGCAACAACAGGTGCAACCGCAGTTTGTACCGTTACTTCCGTACCGTTTATATTTACTCTATATGTTTGTCCGTAAGTAGCAGCTCTAACCCATATCAATGCTTCGTGAGTAGTTGACCTGGCAACAACAGGTGCAACATCATTTGTCATTGCTGGGCTGGTAAGCGTATTAGTTATAAATGTAAAATCAGCAATAGTAACAGCTCTTAATTGAGTTTTTGCGTCAGTTATTGTTGATAGATAATTATAAGCATTGCTTGCTGGGTTTACAGTTTTTTGATTACCTTCCAAATCAAAAACTTTAATAGTATTTGACGTTATAACTGCTAAAAATTCTTCTACTTTATCTCTTAAAATACTATGAATAAAACAATCACCAAAACTACTATTAGAAACTAAACCTATTGTTTCGCTACAATCTCTTTTTCGTAAACCTTCTACAATAGAAGACATTCCATTAATTTGTATTTCTGCTTGGGAAGGATCACGTTGAGCATCAGGCTGCTGGCTTATACCCTGAGCTAAATTTGGTATTGAATAACTTGTTAAAGAACTCATAGTCTATATGCAGTACCTATTCTTCTTGTTGCTAATCCCATCGCTGGATCATAAGTAGGAAATGGTAGATAATTACGACCACCAGTTAATATGTTAGGCACTTCTTGCTGTTGCTCCATACGTTCTAAAACTATTTTTGCGTCTAATTCGTCTTTTGATGTGTATTTAAATAAAGCATCAGATCCTAATACACGATCAGAAAATACTCTTGCAGCTCTTATTGTTATCCATCTGTTGTAAGCTTCTGGCACATCATCCCAGGCTAGTAACCATATAACATCAGCTTTAATTTCAGTTACTGTTGATTCCATTATGTATCTTCTTTCCTGTAGATCGTATATTCTTTGACCTCTTAGCTGATACCGACCAGCATATAAATAAGGATCTAAAGCAAACTGTAAAATATTTTCAGGAACTTTTATCTCTCCTGTGCTTGAATCTTTTTGAAAAGGATATTGAAATTCCGTATTCCAGCTCCAACCTTTTGTCTGACCTTCTTTATGAAACTCCAGTATTGTCCTTTCAGCTTGCTTAGAATCGTCTATTTGCTCTGTCTCTAAACTGTTTATGGGCTGC